TTACTTAGCTGAGAGAAGTCAGTTTTACCGAGCTTCACTGCAGTGAACATTAGATCCGAAGCCTCGGTAGCTGAGAGGACTTCAGAACCGTAGGCATTGACGACACTTGTTATGCCGTCCACTGCCGTTTCGAGATCAGTGACGCCTCCTTTGGCGGCCTGCTGTGCAGTTTCCATGAAGGCGAAGACGTTTTCTCGGTCAACCCCAGCACTCAGAGCCTGGTAAAGGGCCGGAATCGCTTCGTCAGGAAGGACTCCGAATTCCTTCATAAACTCTTTTGTCTGTTTTGAAATGTCGTCGAAGGTTCCTTCAGCCGCATCTGGAAGTAGCGTCATTACCTCTTTTAATTGAGACTCGTAGTCTGAAAAAGCAGTGACAGCTTTTACCCCTACAGCAGCAGTCGTAGCCGCAAAAGCAGCTCCTGCTTTGATTCCGAATCCAGCAATGGACTTACCGAAGCCCTCGAGTTTTCCAGCCGAAGACTTGAGTGTTTTCTTCAGCTTGGAATCATCACCAATTATGTCAATTTTAATTGGGCGAGTAGCCACGGTTTCTCCTAACGGCCTCGGCGAGCTGCATCATTAGCAGCCTTTTGTCTCCGAGCCTCCTGGTTAATGTGATCAACGAGAACGGCGAGCTCCCAGAGCTTCAGTGTCCTGGACTCAGCGAGACTGAATCCAAAGTGTTTAGCGACGACCGCCAGATTCTCTAGGCGTCGTCTTCGGTAGGGTCCACCTTTTCAGAGCTCGTAGTGATCTTTAGAGCACCAGCTTCTTCCCAGGTGAAATCTGGATTCTCTCTTCTTCTAACGACGTAGGCCAGAGCTTGAAGCATCTTTCCTTTTGGCTTGTCGTCTTGACCGAGAGCATCCAGGGGTTGCCCAGTTCTCTCTTCAATTTCGACAACCTCAGCAATCGTTAGATCCGAGATGTCTACATCTAGTGTTTCCAATGTGTCATCAGCCATTATCTATATCCTCCATAGACACGGGAAACCCCGTGCTTCTTTTCGAATTTCTTACTTATACGGGTCATGGCTTTTCGATACTCACTAATAATTTCAGGGAATGCTTTAGGCACTGCCTTAGAGATGTATTTGGTAGCCCTGGTCAAAGACCCACTAGGGGTGTAATGACCTCGATGAACCGCCCTGGCGTATTTAGTCCTGGTCGGTGTGCCAGCAATAATCCGACCGTAACGCCTGGTGGCGCCTGCTTTAATTGAGTCTCGTAGTTGTCCTGTTCGAACTGGGACCATCTTCTTGGCGAAGGGAACAATCTTTTCTGCAGCTTCCAGAGAAGCAGCTCTCATTTCTTTAGAGAGTTCTTCATCGCCAAGTTTTCGAAGGGAGCGAGCCATACCAGCTACGCCCCCAACTCGAAAGAGCGGGTCACTATGTCGACCTATTTTCTGTGCCATTTAGAACGAGGTATCAGTGCTCATGTAAGTGATAGACACGGCAGCATCTGACCCATTATCCAAAACAGTGAATGGCAACTCGATGGTTGTCATGTCATCCAGGGAAGCAACAGGAGTTGTTCCTGTGAACATGCAAACTGGCATCGTTACATGGAAGTACGGATAGTGGCTTCCTGCGATTGCTGTGCCCATTGTTGCAATGAACTCGAGTTTGAAAGTTGTTCCATTGATGTATTTGTTGAAATTGGTTAGGTCAGCGAACTCTGCATTCAAAGTGCCGGTGTAAGAAGGAACTGAAGATCTTTTCGGTTGGCTCTTTGTAGCACTTCCGGTTAGAAAGCGCCTGTCAGTTTTCATACCGAGATCCCCATCGAGAGAGAAGGAAGTGAAGTTCGTTGCTGCACTGTCATCAATTTCGATTGTGGCGTCGGTGTAAACGAAGACATCAGCAGAAGAAGGATAAGCAGGTGTTGCTTCGGCAGTTGAAGTCTGCTCGGTTTCTGCGTCGTAGTCGATCCGCATCTTTGTTGCAGCTCCAAGTTCCTGGGTGATGTTGAACCCAGTAGGAGTGCAACCTTCATAAGTAAAGGTGCGAAGGGTGCCACCTGAATCAACCCTGGATACCTGGATGGTGTAAGAACCAGCAGGACCAGTGTCATTGGTGGAAAAGGTTTGAAGGTAGGCAGCGGTGCTTCCTTGTTGTGTAGGACCGGCACTTGTACCCAGTAGGTGTTGCATCAAAAGACCGTGCCCTTTGTTTAGGACATCGACTTCAATCGATCCAGTAGCACCCAGGGAGATCGTGTCATAACGATCGCTCCTAAGTGTCTGCATGTCACGACGGAAACCGACACTTTCGATCTGCTCGGTGTCACGGGTAAAGGTGTCAGCCTGAGCTTCGAAAGCTCTGGTCGGTGCTACGGCGGTCCCGAAGGTACTTTCAACACCTAGCTGGATTACCTGATCTAAAATAGAACTCATGAATCCTCCTTAGAGGGTTTTGGATTAGCGGCTTTAGGGGCCGGAGCGAAGTCGGGATTATTAGCAAGAGACTTAGCATCCTCACTGCAGATCTCGACAGGGACACCCTTCGGAAACTCATGGGAATGACCTGAAGGGAAACTGATTACCACACCCGACATGCCACCGCTGTAGGTGACAGATTGTGTGGAGTTTGAAGTAGGCATTAACTAAGCCTCGCTTTCACTGTTGTATGGACGGTTAGCTGAATCCTGGGACCATCGATCCCAGCTTCAGAAGTTGACATAGACATCCCTGAACATTCCAGGAACATCAATCCCGTGACTGATCCAGATAAATCGGGATAGTCAGCAAGAACATTTTCAACAGCGTGGCCAATTACCAGGGCACGCTGCTCGGCCTCTTGGAGGCCAGCGGGTTTTGATTGAACAAAGACTTCTATATCCAGGGTGTATTCTTCGATTCTGCGACGACGGCCAGAAGCAAGAGCTTCAGGGATCTGCATGTTTGAAGTGATGTCACCAAAGAAGACAGACTCTCGTCTCATACCTTCTCCTGGGTCACCGTAAGTCACCTGGATGTTTGACAAGGTTGAATCAGCCTGGAGTTGAGTGAGTAGAGCTGCTTTCACCTCGTACATTGTCGAGCCAGCCATTAGGACTCCTCGTCTTCTTCTTCAACTTGATCAACTGGTCCAAGGTTCAAAGGCACATAATGCTTAGTGCCCAACCCATCGGGGAGAGCTGCGAGTCCTTCGTATGCTCGGACTTCATCGATTGAAAGAATGCCAGTCTGGATAGCAGTGGAGTAGGTGTCCCATCGTTCTGCTGTTGACCGGCGAAGAGATTCCAGGTCGAACCTGGCATAAGCAACAGCAATGCCTTCTGATCTCATGATCGAAGTAAGAGCTGCTTCAACTCGAGTGACCAGGGGACGGAGAGAGTATTGAGAAAAGGCCACGTTTTGTTCATGCAATCCTGAGCCCCAGGAAGTTGAACCACTTGCATCTGCCAGGAGATGCGGTGGAACTCCATAAAGCCTGGCGACATCCTGGACGCCTGCCTGCCTGGTCTGTAAGAACTGGGCATCTTCAGGAGCAACAGTGATCTTTGAGAACTTGGCTGACTCTGTGAGGACAGCAAGTTTCGAACCGTTCCCAGCGGAACGATGCAGATTGTCCCAGCTAGTTTTCAGCGTCTGAACTCCCTCTGGAGATAAAGATCCAGGGACTTCTATGACTGAACCTGGAAGAGCTCCATTACCGAAGAAAGCACTTCCATACTTCTGAGTTGCAAGAGACAACCCCAGGAATTCTCGAGCTGCAGTAATAGGAGAGACACCAGTTATTTGCCCTGGTTTAAGTAAACCTCGGACCATCGTGATGTCCCTGGTTGTAAAGACTTCACCATCAGCAGAAGAACTTGTGAACAAGACACGGTTCATACCGTCATCGTCTGTCTTCATCTCGGCTGTGATGTCAGTTGGGTCTAATACTGAAAGCTCCAGGACTCGACCAGAACCATCTCGAAGTGTTGCAACATAAGCATTGCCGTCCAGGAGAAGAGAAGTAATTATCTGGGAGATCACCTCATGATTACGGAGCTCCATATTCATTGAAGTCACCCAGGTGGGTAACGGTCTGAACTTCTGCTCCGAACCGTTCTTACGGTAAAGAACATCCAGGTCGAGCGTTGATACTGAATCAGATAGAAGTTTGATGGCTGCATAAACCGAACTAAGCGTGAGAGCAGAATCGTAATCAACGACTTCTCCAGAAGTTGTCTGAAGGTTTGTTTGATCTAAGCCTCTATTCCAAATATCAGAAAAGGTGAGCTTCCTGGTTTCGGTTTTATTACCCAGGAGTCGACGAATCATTTGTTACCTCCATCGACGTTCCAGGCAATTCGAAGAACAACTGCACCAGCGAGAACGAAAGCGACAGGTGGCCAGGCCAAATAAAAGCCATACGTCATTAAGGAAAGTCCTATTCCCATCAGGGAACTAATAAGCCATTGCATGATGCTCCTTAGAATGCGACCGGAGCTCGATGCTTGTGTCGTGATAGAACGACATTCACATCATTAAGGGGCGTCGGTCGGTTGAGGCCCCCTGGCTGCGAAAGTTGAATTTGACCGAACTCACTCTGAACTGAGATAGCACGGTCGGGGATACGAGAAACTTGTTCAAGTAAGTGGTACCTGGCAAGTGTTTTAGCGGCCCATCGAATATCACTCGGTGGAGTTTTAGAAGCTCCAGCTTCGTATTCGATGATGACCTTGTTGCCAGGGTTGTTGTAAGTCCAGGTTCCTGTTTTCCTGGTCATGCTTCCATCGTCGAAAAGAGCAGTGTTGTTCTTCTCGTCAGTTGTGAGAGCAGTCCCATCGATAGAAGCCGACAGTAGAACCTGGGGAAACATCTCCGATACCTGGATGGTGTCGTCATTGTTTCCATTCAGAACGTCACGGTGATACCTGTAGACAAAAGAAGTACCACAGAAATCATCGATTATTGATGTGGCGTAACCGATTGCCTGGATGATGTCAGCAG